TCTGTAACCTCATCAGTTGAGACAGTATCAAGATCCACCTGACCAAGCATGTTTGATTGATAAATTGTGAAACGATCAATCGTGCCTACTTGTCCGTTACGTAGAACGGAAGTGGAATCACCCATGATTTGGGCTTGACGAAGTTCAGACTGCTTGAGCAACGAAACATATGCAGGAGGAAGAACTAGGAAACGACCTTCTTCTGGAATGTTCTTCTCGTCAAGAGAAGTAGACATTGCAAGAATTTTGTCAAGGATGTTGTCTTTATCCAAGTCAGCTACAGCTTGAGTAGTACCAGCGTCAGCGCCAACAGCGCCTAGAACGTCAGTTTCAATCGCAATACGCATTTGCTCTGCCGCGTCTGATGACGCTTCTTCTAACATGTTAATGTCAGCCTGAGCCGCAAGTACATCGTCAACCTTAAAGCTGTAGTATTTAGCTTTGTCGATATTTAGATTTACTGTAGACGTTTCAAGGTTCTGATTTGTAACAGTGCCAGCGTAATCGTTGATTGTTACTGTTGGTACTGTACGTACTACTACCTTGTCGCCCTGACCAGAAATTTCACCGTCATAATCAGTGTTAGAGATAGCAGGAAGTACACTGCTTGCATAAAATTTAGCCTGAAGAAGTTTTGAAAAAACCTCAGGTACAAAGTTTGCCTGAGTGGATGTGACTGGAGAGCCGGCAGTGCCGTCGCCGGTTTGTGTATAAAAAGAAAAAGCCATTGTAAATTACCTCACAAGAGTAAAAAATTAATTTAGCGGCGAATCGACCCAGTGTTCATAGCTTGTAAGATTTCGTCTTTATGCTTTTCGAATAATTCGTTTGGCATTCTGACAATATCGTCCACTGTCCACTGCTTCTTTTCACCTTTTAAGTTGGACTTTCGAGCCTTAGGCATCTTGGGTTCTGCAACCTTTTTAGCCTTCTCTAGAGTCCGCTCTTGCGGCGTTGGAGCCTTCATGCCCATGTCACTTTTAAACTGGTACAAAACAGTATTAACGTCATTGGATGATCCTGCTTGAATCCATTGTTTCGTCTGTGCATCCGATTCCTCTAACCAGTTCATCCAGTCTGCTGTCTCTATAAGTTGATCAACGTCAGGGTGCTCTGCTCTGATTCTATCGAAATGCGCTTCCGCTACTTTAGCTTCTTGCTCATCCCGCTTAGCCTGTTCTGCCTTGCTTAATTGCTCTTTGGTACTTGAAACCTCTTGTCTCGTTCTCTCGAGTTCATCAAGTAATGGACCTGCCAGATCGGGATAGTCCTCTCTGATTTGGTTCAACTTACTCGTGTCTCTTTCAGATTCCGAAACTTGACTCTTCAGCCCCGCAATTGTCTGCATCATCTGCTCGTTATTTTTTCGCAGTTCTGCCGCTTCTTGCGTTGCTCTAGTCATTCTCGCCTGAGCCCCTTTCATCGCTTTCTCAGCTTTTTCTAAAGCTGATCTCAGTCCGGATTCTTCGCCGCCTTCGTCCTGAACTGGTTCCTCTTCCGCTTGAGTTTCAACCGTATCCGTAGGATCGGGGGTATCTACTAGCACTTCTTCTTGCTCTTCCGAGGTATCCTCAACAGGTTGATCATCCTGCGGGGTCTCTTTTGGAGCCTGAGTCAATTGCTCGTACAACTCTTTAGCTTCTGCTTCTAGTCGCTCTGGGTCATTTCTTTTAGCCATTATTTATTTCCTTCGGGTCTGCTTTGTACAGGTATCCGTTAGTCAATGGAGGTTGTTCGTTTCCGAGTCCTCAGTTGGTCTAATAGCGCTTTCGCGCTGGTTTGAAGTTCAAGCATAAAGCGAAGCTCACTGAGTCGCCCTTGCTCAAACCTGAAATTTTTTTCGTCAGCTTGTTCCAGCTTTAGTTGTGCGTCGTTAAAACGGCATTGGAGGAGGTCTGTTACCCGCTTCCATTCCTCCCCCGCCGATAGGCGAAGGACTGCCTGCGCTTGCTCCTTGGAGCATTTGAGCTTGGATTGCTTGCTGTTGTTCAAGAGCTAGTTGCTCCTCTGACTTAACAATTTCGTCAGGATCAATATCCATACTCTTAGCTATATCGCGAAGAAGATGATTACGATCCACCAGTCCAGAATCCATGGGGTTTGAAACCAGCGACAGGAATTGCAACAAACGCTGGCTTTGTACTTCTTTTTGAACAAGAGCTGTACTTCCTCTTGCAACAATCTTTAGGTCACCTTTAACGCTTTCATTAGAATTAAATTCCATATTCCAGTGATAAAGTGCCTTGATCATTGGCTCCATTAAGAAATCATCAACATTTTTAATGGTAGACTTAAGGGCAACGTTAGCCGCGCCCATTAACATAGACATGCCGGTGGCTGTCTTGTTAAGACTTTTTGACTGCTCGCCGTGTGTGTAGCTTGGAAGGCTAGTTGTTTCATCGGCAAAACGTCTGAATATTTCTACAATCTGATTAAGACCGTTAGCATTTGCTACTGGTTGATACCACCTAACAGCAGGCATACTGCCATCACCACCCTCGCGGAGGAATACACGCCACGGATGAATGTCTGTAGGGTCTTCACCTGCCGCTAACAGATCAGTATTTACCTCAACCATCGGACCCGATGACAGTGCTAAATTGTCTAACCAAATTCTTGTTGCGGCATTCATGGTGCCTTGAGAATCTCTCATCATTCTAGGTACGCCGGTACCCCAGAATTGATGCGGTGTTCTTTCGTAAGGAAAGATAAAGTACGGCATCTTGTAACCCGATACAGGGTTTAGCATCAGCTTTATTACTTTGCCGCCACACATCCAAACACATGCACTATAATCGTCCGAAAGGTCTGAACCTTCTGGCAATTCAATGTCATGCTCTTCAAGCTCGTGTCCGTCAACAGTTCCCCAGAACTCTAAAACTTCAAACCGATTAGACTCTGAGTGATCGTTTATTCCAGCAATTCTTCTTCTTGTTCTTTCGTGCTCTTCCTCAACGTGATTACCAGTCCTGTTGATCTTGAGTAGATACTTGATCATCGCGGAGTCAAATTGAGGACGATCAGATAGCTCTCTAAACTGACGTCGTGTTAATACATGCCGGCGGAATAAGCCGTCGCAATCCTCTAGCGAGGTGCAGTACGGGTCTGGGTACAGATCAAATATAGAAACGCTTTCAACTTCTGGCGTTGCCTTTTCAACCTGAGAAAGGACATGTGCCATTTCACCGGTTTCTGGATCCTGTACCTTTTGATATGACTGGCTTGTATCAATCTTAACAGTTCCTGCCTTGACGGCACCCGAGCCAAAGATACAGCTTTCAAGAATAGATTCTTTTAGTTTCATTTCGGCATTGTTTTCTATTAGCTGATCCATGATCGAAGTCGTCATTTTCTCAGCCGCTTCATTAGCCGCTTTCTGTTCTATTTCCTTAAACTCTTCCTCTAGCTCAGAAATGCGAGCCAAGACAAGATCTTGATTCATGTTGGGATCCATCATTTGGGAAGCCATCATGATTTGTTCAGTAGCCTGTTCTCTTAGCTTGACCGCTTGTATAGGGTCTAGATCTGCCACAGGCGTGGGTTCACAGGCGAAAAATATATCACCATGCTGAAATAATAGGTCGATAATACGCGAATATGCCGCCATCACCTTGGTTCTTGTCAAGCCGACAAAAACTTTTGAGCGAGCACCAGATTCGTTGAGACGCGCAAGTACTTCGGGCTCATACAAGCCGTTGTATTGACGGAGATCTTTAAGCCACTCGTTTTCAGTTTCTTTTCGAGCGTCTTTGTATTCCTGATATATATGAGATAATCGTGAGCCTAGACTTTGAACCGAATGATCTTGCGTGCCATCGGATTCTTCTTCAGCTACAAAAAGCTCTTCTTCATACTCTTCTATCATTAGTACCCTGCTACGGAGTCAAGAGTTGTAAAGCGTCGTTGTATCGTTCTACGCCGAGGTTTCGGCATTGAGGCAAGTCCGTGCAGGGCAATGGCAAATGCCATCACACGATCATCATAACATCCTTGCTGAGAATTAAAAACCCCTTTTTCATCAATAACATACGTTCTTAATTCGTTAACTAACTCGATGTCAGCGACACCGGATTCGTTCTGTCTAATGAGGCTTGCAAGGTTGTCTACAATTAGAGGTTTTGTTTTTGACGTGGTAAGGAAACCACCCCTCTTTGTCATCTTATCTGAGTAGGCGCCATCAACAGAATGCTCAACAAACATATTGGGATACCTTAACTCCATTAATCTTCTTAATGTGGTTAGACCGTGGTTGTTTCTTTCTACCACAACATGAGCATCGTTATATCGCTTACCTATCTGGGATACTACATTTCCCCAATCCCATGGATCTATATGACCATGCCAGCAAGCTACTTGACGACCTTGGGAGTCAAGAACTTGGGCGCAAGAATAATCGCCGTAAGATAGACCCTCAGCAACATCGACCCCAATAACATAGGTATCATCTTTCGAGGGGGAGTGCCATTCTTTGTAAGGACCATAAGATCTTTCCTCGATATTGCCTCCAAGTATGTCCCCTTGAAAGTCTGGCGTATAACAATCGTCTTCACACACCGAGAGGTGCTTGTCTTCTACGAAACATCGACCGGATGTAAGGAACGCTTCCAGTGGGGTGCTAGGATATTCTTGTTTAAATAGATCTGTGCCGCCAAGTTCATCAAGCTTGCTTCGTCTAAATGCCAGCTGGGCATCGTCCAAACCAAATCTTTTCGCTAGAGCATACTCTTCCGGCGTAGCCTCAAAATATGGGCTGGGTTTTTTTCTGTAGTCGGGCATCCAAAACCAAGGAATAAAACAAGTCACCCACTCAGATTCACCGCGCAAGCTTTTCATCACAGAGTCATAGAACCATCCGCCCGCGCCGTTGGCTGTACTCTCTAGGATTACTTCAGATTTTTTTCCGCCCACCGTCTGGAGGAGACCGGCGGTGATATCAGATCCCTGAGGGTAAAAGGCAACTTCCGAGCCATGGACGAAGCGGTTTGTTTGTCCTCGACCAGTCTGCGTAGACCGCGCAGTCCCAACTCGGTATCTACTATTAAGCTCGTCGAAAACGAGAGTAGAAGCACTAGAAGAAGACAGAGGCGGCTTAAAGGCAGGATGAGGTATATTGTCATAGAAGTAACGCACCATATTGAAAATGGCGTTCGTAGATTCTGCCAGATGAGACAGCACGAATGCATTGGCATTTCGATTTTGCGTTACCTTCCAAAAGTTTCTGCCCTGCGAATAAGTAGAAATACCTGTTTGTCGCGCTTTAAGCACTAAAGCACGGACGTTATCTTGTTCTTTTAATTGCTTTTCTAGCATGTTGTGCAAATGTAACTGGGCACTGTTTAAAGCAAAGGGTGTGGACTCACCCTCTTTATTAACTATCTTAAGGACATTCTTTGCGTAGAGGGGAAAGTTACCCTTAAATTTTGCGGCTACTTTTTCGATATCATTCATAATGATTCACTATTGCTCGGCACCACCATGTAAGTTCATGATCAGGTAGGTCCATTCGCATCATATTGACTCGGGAACAAATGAGGCGGACATTACCCAACTCATAACCCTTGTCACAATTTATTCTGTCGGGAGAAGCCGACAAATCGGTTTTCTTGGTGGTCGCATACATAGGCATTCCGGTGACCGCACACATACCTTTCTGATCTCTATAGAGCTGTTTAAGCTCTTCTAAAGATATCGGTGTGCCTTCGTACTCAAATCTCTTATTACGGCTTAAAAGCTTTGTGTGACGGTTCTGAAAGAAGCCGTCAAATGTTTCAGCTCTTTGTTTATTTTCTTTTGTTCGACAGGGGTTACACTGATTCCTGTTTCCCGAAAATACCGTTAAGTCTTTGGTAACGCCGCATGTAGTACATTGCTTACTGTTAGCCGCCATTCTTTATCTTTTGTAAGCTCTTCAAATCTCTTAACAGCTACCCTGCTATTGCTTACAGCAATCCGGTCACCCATTAAAGATGTCCCAAGCCCAATACACCCCATAACATCTGTTGGAAAATTTGCTACATGAATAAGGATGTAAGTACGATCTTCAACATCCTTCACATGCCACGTCTCTCCGAAGCGAGGCGAATCTCTCCACCCCATGTCGTATGTCCCTGTAGGAATACAGGAAACGTTTGGCTTGTTGTTTAACCAAGGTCTTTCAACCGTGTAAAACTTCTCGCCGTCTACCTCAATAACCCCAAGCGTTCCCTTAGGGTGATAACAAAATCTTTTTAAAACTAAATCAATCACAGTATTAACCTTGGGTTCTTTTGCGCTCGCGTCTTTCGGCGCGTTCATCTTTAATGGTTTTTTCTTTCTTTCCAAAAATGCGGTCAAAATTTTCTTCATACTTATCACGATCCACTGGACGTGGATTGTCGCCTTTTCCATATGTAGTCTCTCTCGAGTTTTTCGTGGTGATTCCCATTACTTCTTAGCCTTTTTCTTTGTGGTGACCTTTTTACCAGTCTTTTTCGCCGCTGTTTTTGCCTTGGCAATACCTTTCTTTGTATAGGCGTATTTCTTACCATTAACTGTTGGCATATCTATCTCCTAC